TTCTCCTTTATTATCTATTATTTTCTAATTGATAGAAAAGTTTGTAAGACTTACCATCTTTTGTTTTAGACCATTTGTCTAAATCAGTTTTTATCATTTTTCTCAAATCACTTAATAAAACTCTTTTAAGTGAATTGTCTTTTTGAGGGACTAATGCATAAATGTTAGTATCAACTTTATCATTTTTATTTGTCATAGTGTTTTTGTTTTTCATATACGTATATAATACACGGAATAAATACAATTGTCAATAGCCAAAACCAAAAAATATGCCAAAAAAACCCTTAATTTTAGTGATTTTTTCACTTTTTTTGTTCACCCTTTGTTCTTGTACGGTAAAAAAATGTAAAATATCGCCAAATTACAAAGAAATTGGCGATTCGGCGTTAAAAAATACCAATAATTTGACCGAAATTGAGTTACGAACGGCACAAATCAACTGTAAATATTGATAATAAATACTACTATGGAAGAAAAACAAACATTTTGCGAAAATTGCGGACACAATTGCCATTGTGGTGGTAAATGTAAACAGGAAATTGTTGATGAATTTGGCGAAAAATATAAAATTGAGTGTTGTGGACACTGTAGACATAACGAAAATGAGAAAAAGGATTAACAATGGCTAAAAAAAGTGCAGTTGGAGTAAGTAATTTCATAAGAAGTAAAAGAAAAAAGAGAAAAGGACGTCATTCTAAGAGTCCAAACAAAAGTTTTAAAAGAAGTTATAAACCTTATAGAGGACAAGGAAGACCTTAATGCCTGCAATCTGTAGAGAAGGCGATACTTTGACTACAGGTCACGCATGCGTTGGAACTACAACGTTAGATACACCCACTCAATCAACAGTAAGAGCAAATGGTATATTAATTGCAAGAGTAGGCGATCCTACGGTATCTCACCCTGCGCCTCCTACGCCACCTTGTCCACCTCACGTTAGATACGTGAACATAGGTTCATCTACTGTTCGTGTTGCTGGCGCATTTGTAGCAAGAATTGGTGATAGTACCGATAGTGGGGAAATGATAAGTGGTTCTTCAAATATCTTTGTCGGATAGTGTATAAATATTGTTACTATGCCAAGTTACAGTACAGAGTTTACATCTAATAAAAGTAAAAGAGCAACTAGACTCTATAAAGACTTAGATTTAGACTTTGGAAGAAACGCTGTAACCAATGATGTTAACAAATTAACAGATGTTGAGGCAGTAAAACGAAGTGTTAGGAATTTAATTCAAACTAATCACTTTGAAAGACCATTCCATCCAGAAATTGGTGGAAACGTTAGAGCACTTTTATTTGAACCTGTTACACCATTAACTGCTCTTAACTTACAAAGAAAGATTGAAGAAGTTTTAAATAATTTTGAACCAAGAATTAAGTTAGTTCAAATTTTAGCTAATCCTGATATTGATAGAAATAGATATCAAGTTTCAATTAGCTTTTATGTCATTGGTATACCACTACCAGTTACAGTGGAAACATTTTTAGAAAGACTAAGATAAAATGGCAAGTAATAAATTAGAAGTATCAGAATTAGATTTTGATGATATAAAAAGTAATCTTAAAACTTTTTTACAAAATCAATCAGAGTTTCAGGATTATAATTTTGAAGGTTCTGGTTTTGCTGTTTTATTAGATTTACTTGCATACAATACTCACTACTTAGGTTTCAATGCTAATATGTTAGCAAATGAAATGTACTTAGATAGTGCTGACATACGAAAAAATATTGTGTCATTAGCAAAGATGTTAGGTTACACACCAACATCACCGAAAGCATCAACAGCAGTTATTGACATTTTAGTAAATAATGCAAGTGGTACTTCTATCACTATGCCAAAAGGAACTGTGTTTACAACTTCAGTTGATGGAACATCATATCAGTTTGTTACTAACGCAGCAAATACAATTACACCTAGTTCTGGTGTTTATCGTTTTTCAAGTGTATCCATTTACGAAGGAACCTTAGTTACTTTTAAATACACAGTCGATAGTTCTGATCCAGATCAAAGATTTATTATTCCAAGTGTTAATGCTGATACTTCTACTTTAAGAGTTCAAGTTCAAAATTCAGCTGTTGATACCACTGTAACAACTTATACTATCGCAACAGGTATTACTGAATTATCTTCTACATCTAAAGTTTATTTTTTACAAGAAGGCGAAGATGGAAAGTTTGAAGTTTATTTTGGAGATGGTATTATAGGTCAGTCTTTATCAGATGGTAATATCGTTATCTTAGAATACATTGTTACAAATAAAACAGAAGCAAATGGTGCTTCTTCATTTACTCTTTCAGGTAACATTGATGGATTTACTAATGTTACAATTACTACAGTTTCAAGTGCACAAGGTGGCGCTGAAGCACAATCAAAAGAATCAATACGATACAATGCACCGTTACAGTATGCCGCACAAGATCGAGCAGTAACGACAACTGACTATGAAACACTTGTACAAGAAATTTATCCAAACGCACAATCAGTTTCTGCGTGGGGTGGCGAAGATGATGAAACACCTATTTATGGTGTAGTTAAAATTGCGATTAAAGCAGCATCAGGTTCTACACTTACTGACGCAACAAAAACATCTATTGTAACACAATTAAAAAAATACAATGTTGCTTCTGTAAGACCACAAATTGTTGATCCTGAAACGACAACAATCTTACTTACTTCAAATGTAAAATATGATGAAAGAGCAACTACAAAAACAAGAGATACATTGAGATCAGAAATTATATCTGCGTTAAACACTTACAATACAAACACACTTCAAAAATTTGATAGTATGTTTAGATATTCAAAGATTGTTGAATTAATTGATGACACAGATACTTCTATTTTATCAAACATCACAACTTTACGAATAAGAAAAACATTTACACCTACAATATCATCTTCTACTCGATATGATGTTTATTTTAGAAACGCAGTTTATAATCCACACACAGGACATAAATCTATGTCAGGTGGAGTTTTAGAATCATCAGGTTTCAAAGTACCAAATGATAGTAACGTTTATTTCTTAGATGATGATGGTTCAGGTAATGTAAGAAGATATTATCTTGTATCAGGTGTAAGAACGTATGTTAATAACACACAAGGAACTATTAATTATACAACAGGTCAAATTACAATTAATTCACTTACAGTAGCATCCGTTGAAAATATTAGAGGTGCTTCATCAACAGTTATTGAGTTAACAGTTCAACCAAACTCAAATGATATTGTTCCAGTAAGAGATCAGATACTTTCCATCGATACAGCAAACTCATCAATTACAGTTGAGGCAGATACGTTTGTTGGAGGTTCTGCTGACGCAGGAGTAGGTTACACTACATCATCAAGTTACGGGACTTAAATAAATGGCTAAGTTCTACGATAAAATATCTAACCTGATTAATTCACAGGCGCCAGAGTTCGTATTAGAACAACACCCTAAATTTTTAGAATTTATCAAAACGTATTATGCGTTTATGGAATCTGCTGAGTTAGTAGTAACTTCAGTACAAACCACAGATGGTATACAATTAGAAACAGAAACAGCACAAGAGAACGAATTAATACTAGATGGTTCTCGTATTGATACAGATAGAACACAACTCGATGCTGGTGATAAAATACTTTTAGAAAGTTCTGCCTTTGGTAAATTTACTAGAGGAGAAACAGTTACAGGACAAACATCAAATGCAACTGCAACTGTTCTTGGTGAAGACTTAGATAATAATAGACTTTTTATTTCAGCACAAGATAAGTTTATTATTGGTGAAACAATTTTAGGCGCTTCTTCAAACGCAAGTGCTGTTGTCAATAACTATCGACCAAATCCTGTAAACAATATACAAGAGTTATTAAACTTTAGAGATCCTGATAAAGCGATATCAAACTTTTTAACAAAATTTAGAAATGAATTTTTAAATACGTTACCAGAAACATTAAGTAGTGGTATTGATAAAAGAAAACTTATTAAAAATGTTAAGTCACTTTATAGAACAAAAGGAACTAACAAAGGTCACGCAGTCTTTTTTAAATTACTCTTTGGTTTAGAATCAGAAACAATCTATCCAAGAGAAAATATGTTAAGAGTGTCAGACGGTAAATGGGACACACAAAAGATTTTAAGAGCAATTGGTACCATTGGTGATACTGCAGATTTAATTGGTCGTACTATTACAGGCGAAACTTCAGAGGCAACCGCAATTGTAGAAAACGTATTTAAGTTTCAAATAGGTGCAAATGAGATTTCAGAATTTATATTAAATGAAGATTCTATTATAGGAACATTTCAAACCAGTGAAGTTATTAGAGGAACCTCAACAGATGATGATGATATTTTTATCAAAGCTACTGTTACAGGTATTCCAACAACAGTAACTATTTCTAATGATGGTAGTTTGTATAGTTCAGAAGATACAGTTACAGTTACAGGTGGAGGACAAGGTGCAATTATTCAAGTTGACGCTGTAGGTCGTGGTGGAGTTACAGAGTTTGTAATTGATAGTGCTGGTACGGGTTATGAAATAGGTGATGATTTAGAGTTTACCAATACAGGAACAGGTGGCGGTTCAGCAAGAGCAAAAGTATCAGTTGTTAATGGAGGTTTTACACAAGAAACTTCTACATCAACAGTGGACGATCACATTGTATTAGAAGATGAAACAACAAGAGGTGATGGTTATACAGGAAATAAACTTGTACAAGAATCAGGTACAGGTGTAGGAGATATTACAGATATACGAGTTGTTAGTTCTGGTAATAACTATCTTTCTTTACCTACAGTTGCAGTTGATGACGCAAATGGTTCAGGCGCAGTTGTTTATGCATATGGTGATCAGATTGGAAGAGTTTTAGGATTAAAGATTGTAGAATCAGGTGCAGAATATCAACAATCGCCAACGCCACCTACGATTGCTTTACCAAGTTATCTTATTATTAAAAATGTATCAGGCGCAATTACTTCAGGTGAAACAGTTACAGGTTTAGATTTAAGTTCCACAGTGGTTACCGGAACAGTAACTTCTTATACTTCTGCTACAGGTATCTTAAAAGTATCTAGCGCAACAGGAACTTTTGCTGAAGATACTGCACTTACTTTTACAGGTGGTGCAACAGCGACAACAGCAAAAAATGATTTTGCTACAGCGTCTATTAGCATTGGCGCAATTGCTGATACTGCAGGTGCATTTATTAACCAAGATGGTCAGATTTCAGAAACAACGATGCGAATACAAGATAGTTTATACTATCAGGATTTTTCATATGTAATCAAAGTTGGTCGTACAATTAATGACTGGAGAGATGCGTTTAAGAAAACTATGCACACTTCTGGTTTTTACTTTACAGGACAAGTTAATATTCAAACACAAGTCAGTGCTCAAATCACTTCACCTGTTGAAGGTATTATTTCTGGTTTATCAGAAACTCCAATCTTTGGTGTACTAAACACATTATTCTCTACAATCTTTGGAAGAAGATTAGGAACAGAAGATGATGGTACTTCATTAAACGCAAATCCTGAATTAGGATTAGATCCTTTATTTGATACAAGTACAACTGATTTCTTTACACCAAATACAAGAGATTTAACATTAACAAGAAAGATGAAAATATCTTTCCCAAGTATTGCTAAAATAACTGTACGTGGTACAGAATACAAATTTGGTTACGCATACTGCGGACCACGTATGAAAACATTAAACATATACGATAATCCTTTTGGAACAGATAATA